TAGTAAATTGGCTTGTTGATTTTACTACAATTTCATTCGTTTTTTCTAACTTTTTTAAAATGGTTCTTATTTGCTGAATAGTAATTCCTGTAGCACTGGAAATATTACCTAAAGACGAAATAAATTGTCCACGTTTTACATCGTTGCCTTGCCATTTATTGTCCTTGTGGTTTGCCTTTAACAACATATACAAAAACAAGTGTACAGCTTCAGACTTATTAAACCATTCCCAATCTAAAAACTTTCTGTGTATTTTAATCCAACCGCTCATAACTAAATATTTTTTAATGCGTTTTGATATGCTAAATGTGCTTGGTATTCATTAATAAAATAACCTAAACTTTTGTTTTTTCCGTTTATATATATTGATGCTTTCCATTTTTTAGCATCTTTATGCCAAAAAACACCCTTGTATTGACTTGAATAATTACCTTGTATTTTACAGATATTAAACCTATTTGTTACAATTTGTAAATTTTCAACTCTATTATCCGTTTTAATGTCATTAATATGGTCAATAATTAAATTCATACCACAAAGTTTGTGTCCTAAAAATGCTTGAGCTACAAGTTGATGCGCTCGATAAGTATTGAATTTGTTTTTTAATTTCCAATTTAATGTGTATTGCAAATATCCTTTACGACTTAAATATCCATTTAATAATATTTCTTCGTTTTTTATAATAGATTTTAATCTTCCTGTATTTGATATTAAATACCTTCCTTCATAACCTACAACATCCTTCCAAATTTCTTCCATAACTTTAATTTTTTTATATAAAAATACCCTTGCTCAATCCGTTGCGTCTAACTTCAACTTCATAAACAAGGGTAAGAATTCCTTTTGTACTTATAATGTTAGACGAGTACAATTGCAAATATAATAATTAATTTAACATAAACACGAATTAATAAAATTTATTTTTTATTCTCAACTGAATTTTACGCAAGTCTTTTAAGTTCTTTGCTTCTTTTATTTCTTTTCGCAAGTCAAGTTCTGGACGTTCTAAACTCAAAAGAAGTTTATAGTATTCAATGTCGTGTAAAAATATTTTGTCGTTTGTATCGCTTAAGTCTTGGTAAGTTTTTAAACCGTGTAATATTGTTGCGTGGTTCATATTAAATAAACTTCCAATTCCTTTTAGTGTGTGTCCGTCTTCGCGTAGCTTTCTAAACAAATAAATTCTCCTGTGTACTATTTCACGTTTTCGGTTTTTTTTTGCAAGTCCGTCTTGCTCTATTATTTCTTTTATTAGTTCTATCATTGTTCTGAGTTTTTAAATGTTTTGTTGTAAAATTCTATATTTGTAATGTATGGATTATTAAGTTCCGCTTCTGCTCCCTTTATATAAAAATAACATAATTGCTTTTTTTCCATTTTTAAATATTTGTGAAAGTGGTTAATAAATTCTTTGCCTTCGGTTGTGTAAACATTAAATAAATTCGGGTGCAGTTTTTCTAAATCACTAAATACTTCCTGTAGTGCTGTTTTCATTTTTCTATTTGTTTAATTTCAATTATAATGTCATCGTTTTTTTGTATTAAGTTTTTAACGTGTTGGAAGTCGTATGCTTCAACTATTCGTGTTTCTAACTTAACAGGTGCGCCAACATACGCCCAAGTTTTAAATGTTGCTTTAAATCGTTTCATTTCTTTATATTTTATTTGTTCGTTTTTTTTAATTCTGCAAATTTCAAGGTATAACCCTAAATCAAATGAACCCCTATCTTGTCTTTGCCACCAATCTAACTGGTCGTATATAGTTCCTGCTTTCATAGTTCGTGGTAAAAATTATAGTTACTTTCATCGTTACTCGCTTTCCATTCCCAGAAGTTATAATGCTGAAGGTCGCTGTTTATTGCTTCCTGCATTTCTAAACGTAAATCTTCTAAAATACGAACCCCAAGAACGTGCGGTTGTAAATTGTCATCTGTTTCTGTTAACCACTTTTCGCTAACATCAACGTCTAATTCAATAAACGCATATTCACTAACTTCATCGTAATCGTTAAATTCCCAAGTTCCTGCTATTGAATAAGTCCAACCTAAAAACTCGTAGGTTAATTCCCACCCTTTATTCCAAAATTCTAAATTTCTATTTTCCATCTTACAACGCTTTTAAATACATTAAACAATAGAACATACCACCCAACACTACAAACACCATTAGAGTGCTTAAAAAGTGCCTTAAAAACGATTTGTGTTCTTCGGTTGTTGGTGTAAAGTAATCAATTAAGTTTTTCATAGTCTTATTTTTTAAATTGGTTAAATAAATTTTCTACTTCCTGCAATTGCTCATCGTCTAAAAATGTACATAAGGTTTGAATAATTAAATGCAGTTGGTTTGTGTTTAGTTTGTTTTCCTGTTGTTGTGTTTCCAAGAAGTCAATTACTTTGTTAAATTCTGTTTTCATAGTTTTAAATTGTTTCGTTAATAATTATATGCAAATATAAATACTATTTTAATAACTACAATACTTTTTAACAATTATTTTTAATTTATTTTTAAAATCCTTGTGTTTATTACGTTTTCTGAATAGAAAAAAACATATAATTAAGGTAAACTAATCGGAATTATGCCTATTATGTAAAGCATATCTAACAAAAGTGTAGGTATTTGTAAACTATATTTAGCATTATTTGTGACAAAAAAAAACAGCTGCGTGCTGGGGAGCTTACAACTGTTTTCTTTTTATTAACTATGAATTGCAAATATATTAAAAAATATTTGTTAATCGTGCAACTTGCCCAAATTCTTTATGGTGGATATAACCTTCAACCGCTTTTGGAACGCCTGTATATCCGTTTTTATGATGCCAACTGTCACTTCCTGAAGGACTGCGTAACGTTTCAAATGTTACTCCAATAAAGTCTTTACTTGTTTTGTGGTGAACGTGATGCGAATAAATATATCGGTGTTTTGTTTCGCTCCAAAGTATTGGAAACTCTGTAGCTAATAATAAAGGTAGGTTTTCGATTTTTGCTCCGTCACCGTGTGTTGTGCCAATTAAGTTGTTTCCGTACTTAAATGCCTTACGATGCTTTAAATCTACGTTAAAATTAATTGTGGACTTGCTAAAGTGTGCTTCTATTAACTGCATTAAAAAGAAACCGTGCGTTAAATCGTGGTTACTTGGATTGTAAACAACTTCGACGTCTGCAAAACTTAATAACTTTTCTAACAAATCAATGTATAGATTTTTAGCCATTATAAAATTGTCGTACCACATTCCGTCCGTGTCTTGTGGTGTTCCACCTGTTGTTGTTCTTCTTGTGTTGTCGGTGTGTAAAATGTCGTTTCCTGCAACAAATAAAACTTTGTCTATGTTAAACCCTTTTGCTTTGTTTAAAATGCCTTGTAGTCCGTCTTTTGCACGTTTAACCGCTATTTGACTATTGTAGTCTTCGCCTGTTTCAAATGCTGTTGCAAGTTTTCCTATATGAAGGTCTGCGATGTCTATTACAAGTAAATGCGTGTCTTCGCTTTTTATTGTTTCTATTGCGTGGTATTTCGGAGCGTATAACTTTACTTCTTTTATACATTCGTCTTTTATTCTTTGTATTTCGTTTAGTTCTTCAACCTTAAAGTTTGGATTTTTAAAGAACAAAGAAGCTTGTTTAGTTTTTAGCCATCCGTGCTTTACATCTTTGTCGTCTACTCCTGCTTCATCGGTTGCGTTTTTTATTCCGCGATATTGCATAAGCATTTGGATTTCGTCCTGTTTAAGTCGAAACCTTGCGCTGGTGTTTTTCATAAAAAATTTATATTAATGATTGTTTTGCGTACTTCCATAAGTACGAAAGTAATAAACCGATTGCAACTCCAACAAATAATAAATTTAAATTGCCTTTTGGACGGTTTTTTTTACCTTCAGCTTTTGCTTGTGCTTTTTCAACTACCTTGTCTTTGTAGATAGTTTTTACTTTTATTTTGTATTCACGTTTTAATTGTATTCGTGTTTTTGGAACGTAAACTGTGTTGTATTTTATAATCGTGTCTTTTGTGCTTATAAACTTTTCCCAAACTATTGTGTCGTTTACAATAACAGGAATACTATCTAACGTTGTAATACGAATTGTGTCGCCTGTTTCTTCGCACTTGTAACCTTTCTTTATTGCTTTGTTCAGGTGAAATTGAGCCGAACACGAATAAAGTAAAATGCTAATAATTACTATAAATAGTTTTCCCATTTTTTTTAGTTGCTTTTAAAACTTGTTTACGATTTTTAGAACTATAACTAACGTGAACCCAAGACGGATTTTCATCGTTTCCAAACTCCCAAATAAGTTGGTCGAACTCTAATTTGTCTTTAATAAAATTAAAACCCTTTGCGCCTATTTGTAAGTCCATTGCTTCGCCTTTTGTATGTTGTGAAGTCTTTGAGCCACCTATCATTTTATTAACCTGTAAACTACGAAAACCCGAACTAATTTGTATCGGTGTGTTTAAGTGAATTCTTAACGGTTCAAAAACGTTTTCACACAAAAGTTTTGCAGACGCAATTTGCGACTCGTTCATTTCGTTATTAAGATTTCGTAACGTTGCCAACCCTGAAGCTTGAAACTCTTTTAATGTAACGTGTGCGCTTAAATTCATTTTAACTTGTTTAAATCGTCTTTAACTTCTTTTGCTCGTGCAAATAATAACTTTGCCGACTGCCATAAATCTATTCCCTTAACAACTTTGTAATTTTCGTTTATAGACATTATTTCTATACTTGCCAGAACCAACGCTAAAACTTTTGTAAGCATTAAAGGAACTGAAAAGAATTGTAAAATTATTTGGTTAAGAATAAAATAATCTATTAAATAAAAAAGTATAACCGTCAATTCGTATAAAAGTAATTTAGAAACTATTGCTGAAAGTTTGCGTGAAGTTATTTCTTGTTTTTGGTGTTTTGCTTTCCAAATTCCTGTTGCAGTGTCCGACAATATCAACACAAATAAAAGCCCAAGTATTCCGCTAATAGGTAAAAAAAACGAAAAGCAAATTGTTATAAGTTTCAACGCTGAATTTTTAATTGTGTAAAGTAATAAATATAATTGTAGTTTCATAAGTTCAAATCTTCAAGCGCTTCCGTTAAGCTAAAAGTTAAATAAAAAAATAATGTCACCCCTGCCAAATTAATGTAAAGTTCCGTGCCTTGAACCATTAAAGAAAACGAAGTTAAAAAACCCGCTATAAAATATAAACTTGCTAAATAATTACTTTTCATTATAGTCCTCCGTCTGTTATAGTCCATAATGCTGTCCCTGTTAAAAATAACCTACCTGCTGTAGCAGCTGCTGTATATTTTGCAGTGCCAAAATCTATGTCTAAACTTGACTGTACTGCTTGTGTACTCCACCCATTATAGATTGCGTTTAGATTAGTTGTAGAGAAAGTTGCATCTGTTTTGCCGAACATAAAACCGTAAAAGGTTTGAACATTTGCTACGTTCCAAGTCCCTATGTTTTGGTCAAATGCTGTAGCTCCTGCAAACATTCCTTCCATATCTGTAACTGCTCCTGTATTCCAAGAACTTATATTTTGATTAAATGCTGTAGCATCTCTAAACATTCTATTCATAAATTCAACAGCTGAAGTGTCAAAATTTAACGGCTGATTAAATGCTGTGCAACCATAAAACATTAAACCCATAATCGTAACTGCTGAAGTGTTAAATGACAAAGATTGATTAAATGCTGTAGCATCTCTAAACATTCCTTCCATATTTGTAACTGCTGAAGTATCAAAACTTAATGCTTGATTAAATGAAGTGCAACTATAAAACATACCACCCATATTAGTAATTGCTGAAGTGTCCCAAGAATTTATATTATTAACTGAAGTTAAAGAAGTACATTCAGAAAACAAGGCATCTAAATTAGTCACCCCTGTTAAATCTAAAGTCCCTTGAACTGAAGATAAATTTAAGTTAGGGCAATAGGCAAAGTTATAACCTGCGTTATCAGGACCTAATTGAAGCTGTCCCCAATTTACTACTGAAGTAATATTTGGTGAGCCACCTGCATTACCAAAATACCAACCTATGCAAGTACCCCTAATTATAACCGTATAAGTTCCTGCTGTTGCGTAAGTGTGTGCTGTTATAGTGCCATCATTGACATCTGTATTACCATCTCCCCAATCAATAGTTCCTGTATAAGTTCCTGCACCATAAGGTAGTGCTATAGTTTCACTTGGAGCAGTTGTAGTCCATTTTGTTGTAAATGCGCCTACTATATTTGTTAACCCTTCATAACTTACTAATTCCGAAGAACCCCAACCAATATAGTTATTTGCGCCTTGTCCCCAACCTATTGTATTGTTTGAAGCTCCGTCACCCCAACCGTTTTTATTTGACATTTTCTAATTTTTTTAAGTAAGTTTTTAACTTAACTATGTTTACTTCTTTTGGTTTGTAAGTTTTCATATATACCAAGATGTATAATTATTATTAGTATCTGGAAACATATCGCTATTTGAATTCGTGTTGTATTCAGGAAACAAATTATTATTATTACTTATATAGTCAATAAAACGTTGTGTGTAGTGTTGTGCTATTTGTGTTTCCTTTTCAATTAAAAAGTCTATTTCGCTTTTTTCTACGCTTGTTGAATTTTCGGAATTGTGTTTATAAACTCCTTTGTTTGAAATCGTGTAACAAGCAAACGGCAAATAATACTTCATAGCTAAATGAATAAGCATTGGCTTTAAATAAGTCGTTGTAAGCGTTAAATAATTTCCCGACAACGTATTTGCTATGATGTCCGCTTTTATCTTGTCTAATAGCTTCGTACCCGTGTAATTTTGAAGGTCTGTATCTTGTGCAATCTTTATGTATTGAATAAAATTGTCCGTATCAACGTTTCCGTTTAACGAAGTAAATTTAACTATGTCTTGTCGTGTTACTAAAAGTGCTTCTGCCATTATTTCTTAATATTTTTAGGTAAAAAACCTTTGTTAGGCATATCAATTGGACGTGTACTTACTAACTTTGGGTTGTTAATTACATATCCGTATTTTTCTGCCTTTTGTCCTGCAATTTGTCGCGCTCGTGGGCTGTTTATATCAATGTTAGTTCCTTCAAAACTTGCGTAAACTTGTTTGTTCCAACGGTGGTGGCAATTTCCACCGCCTTTATACAACCAAATTGAATACGTGTCTGTTCCTTTAGGCCCCCAACCTGCGTTAACAACTTGTGTTTCCATTCTTAAAATGTCTTCTTTTCTATAAATCTTGTTTGCTAAAATCATTTGCGTACAAAATTCACGTCTATTTTTAGTTACTTCACCTACATACTTATAACGTGTAAAAAATTTAACTCCGTCTATTAATTCGTCTTGTTGACTTTTGCTATTTGGAAAAGCTGAACCTGTAGAAACCAAGTTTACAATTTTGTTTAATAAACTTTGTTTAGGTTCTTTACTTAATAATTCATTTTCTTCGTCGTCTGTGTCGTAGTCAACTTGTTTTTCATCTATAAGCAACCAATTGTCTTGTGGTTCTTCGCCTAAATCAATTAACGGGTTTGTGTGTGCGCTTAATTCGGTGCCTGTTTCTTCTGCAACTTGTTCTGCGTTTTGCGTGTTTTCCAAGTCCGTAAACTCTAAAGGTTGTAAAGTCTTAAAGAATAACTTTAAAGCAACTCCGTTAAACGCTAAAATGCTATCGAACGCGTCTAATATTTCTTCTTGGAACGGTCTAATAACCATATTGTCAAAAAGAATACTTGAATTTTTTAATTCTTCTGCGTTACTTGAAAATCCGTTTGTTGAAGCAACCCCAAACAATAACGGACTTGTAATATTGTGTCCTAACATTATTTTGCGTAAACATTCTTCGCTTAAATACGTGTAGTGTTCTGGAGCGTCGTTTAACGGAATATCGTCAACCGTTGTTTTGCTTTCTGCGTTGTTGTTAAACGCTACTATAACTTTTTGTCCGCGACTTCCTGTTAGTTTGTCAAGTACCTTGTTTGAAATTATTTGTTGTTGTTCATCCGTTGGAACTCCGTTATTAAAATTGACAACTTTAGTTCCGCTAAATCCGTTTTGTACTTCGTTAATTAAATAGTCTGCAATTTCTTCTTCTAAAAGTGTATAAGGAACTGCGCCTTGATAGTCCGGATATGCGTAATATTTCATTCCAACCGAATAAGGTTTAGAAAATAATATTTCAATCTTTTCTTTGCTATACCCAAAAGCGTTAAATCTAATCGGTGCAAACTTTTTAGTATCGTCCCAATTGTCGCTGTAGTAGTAACCTGTTATTTGTCCGTCTTTGTCGCATTTTTCAGCTCGTAATAAATTAACAGGAATATGATATGCTTTTAATATTTTGTCGTGCTTGTCGTTGTAGTGTACTTGAATAGCAAATTGTCCAAACATTTTTCTATCCAAAACCATTTTGCGTACGTCTTCTTTGTGAAATAAAGACATCATTTGAGCGTATTCATTCGGCTTTTTATTAGCGTCTAACGCACTTAAACCTTTTCCGTAAATTAATCGCGCTACGTTGTTTATAATAGCGTTATTCGTTGTTGAATTGCTGTATCTCTCAATTAAGAATTGAAAGTATTGGTCTCCGTCTTCAGTTAAAAAGTCAACCCAATTTTCTCGGTTTGTTTCCGAAACTACAGGCGACGTATAAGCCGACAAATTTAAAACGTGTAAATTATTCATATACTATAAAATCGTTTGTTGTGGAATTACTTACATACTGGTTATTGTTAACCGAAAATGTAACTAATGATTGTGCCGTGCAAAATACTCGGTCTTTGTAAATAATGGTTGTGCCTACTCTTAAAACTAAATTGTAAAAATGTCCTTCTACTAAAGCAAAGGTTGCTGTAATCGTGTTTATATAGTCCCCAACAGTGCTTGAAGTAATCGCTACCGCTGTTGTTACGTTTGTTTGTTCGTCTGTTAGTTCCATAACATTAAACGTATTGTCACGTGGAATAAAACTAAATGTTTGTGGACTTCCTGAAGGTGTTAATACTA